CAAGTGAGCTTCCATTGCTCGTCATTCCGCTATAATATTTAAGAATTATCAGTGACCATACTACAAGAACTGTAGTACAGCCACCGATTATAGAAGGTAAGGTACAATGAATTTGTACTTGATGTTTACATTTTATTATTCTCTGTTTTATCAGCCAAGAAAAGCTGATTTCATTGTTTTATATTCGGGGCAGATAATGATACGTCTGCCCCTAGTATACTTTTTAAACTTGCAAGCCCTTATTTATTACACGCATTGGCAATGGCGTGGGAGTTTACTAACGCAACTCTGCGGTTTCTTCCCTCCATATTACGGACGTTAAGTTGAACGCTAAAAGCCTTGATTTTACTATGTTTTTGGTAAAATTGCACAATTAGTTGCCGAAAAAATTATACACATTTATCACTATTGAAACTTAGCATAAACTTTTCTTTGTTGGTTTTATACAATAGATTGAGAATTTTTCTTGTATATTTTTCAGGCGAATACTTCCTCCTTTTAGATGCCCCCTCTTCATTGCTTAAACCAAGTGCTATCTCAATCAGTCTATTTATTGTAATTATATTACCTATTTTAATTTTCTTTATTGATTCAGTTACTTCTTTTGATTTTTCACAAATCTGTTTATTATACTCTTCATCATCATCTATATATTTTAATTTTGTATTTTTTACAAAAGAGTCATATTCCTGAACTAATTGCATAATTTTTGTCATTTGTTTATCATTAGCCTTCCCCTTCATTTTAATAAAAAAAGATTCGGTTGATAATGTATCCGAAGTAGAGGCGTTTTGAATTTTATTTATCCAATCTTCAAGCCAATTCATAGGACATAACAATTCTCTATTAATACGACTTTTAAGTTTGTTTTTTGATTCATCAACTTCCTCTTGCGGAAGTTCTTTACCATCTTTGGTATATTTAATTTCTCTTGTGTATTTCATAAACTCAGGGAAATCGTGTTTCTTATACTTTGGTTTACCAGATTCAGTATAACCGACAATCTTTTTAATACTCATACAAGAGAGTTTGCTAATTCTATCAATTTCCTTATTACCATCAATTTCATATTCTCTTTTACATCCATCAATAATAACCTGTGCAAGAACAGACAAAATGATAAAATTATCATAGAGTTCTTTAAGTTTTTTCTCATCAGGACTATCTTTTTGTAATTCTGTCCAATAATAGGTCATTGCCAACTGAGCCAAATTACTTGAATATCCGATTCCCATACGTGATTTTGAAAACTTATTATCCATAGCAGCATAATCTTTTTTTGTGTTATTGTAGGTAATACCAGACTCTTGTAATGCATTTACGATAGTATAAAAATCTCTATAACATCTTTCTGCACATTTGACAATTGTTGATTGATTTGTGACAAGCATAAAATCCGAGTCTTCATCCATCCCATTCGCCCTGTCTTGAATATCTGTATGAATACAATTGACTGCTATTATATTTTTACTAAATGCAAAATACTTATCCATTTCTTTAGAATGGACATTATGTAAATAACATATATTGTTCGGGGAATTATGTGGATTTCTAAACGCTGCAAGATATTCATTATCATCAAAACGTTTAGTATAACACTGAATACAATTAGATTCTTGAGAAAGCGTTGGATCTTTTTCAAAATCCTCACCAACAGAATAGAGTAGAAGTGCATAAGGATTACCACATACAGTCAAATTATCACCATTGACCATAATTTTACCTTTTCTCATTCTGTATACATAATCAAAGATGATTTTCTTTTTTTCTTCTCTAAAAAATGTGCTATTACCAAACTCATGATTTTGAGTATATAAATCAGCAAGCATTTCATAATGATTTACTTCATTTGCATTTTTTCTAAGAAATTTTTCAAATTCATCATTGTCACGTTTAAGTAATTCAACATAATCAATACTAATCTGAGCAATATCTTTAACATCGTCTTTCGTGCATGGAAGAGTGTTAATCATCTGATAACTCAACTGTTGATATTGTCCTAATTTACTTGGATGATCAGTTTTTACGATGCCCCACATATCACCATCAGAATGAATTCTTTCACACCAATAACCATATGCTTCAGTAATATTATTACCCATCAAGTCTTGAAATTTTTTCCATTTGATCGCATTATCAGTGGTTATCATCTTAATATCTTTTAAATAGTGCCACTTACCAAACATATCTTGAATCTGGTATGTATTATAATCATATCCGTTCTTTTCACACCAATCTTTAAAGAATTTTTGAAGATAGCTCTTAAAAGCACATGCTTTGAAAAGGTGATTTCTGAGTAATGCCATTCCGTTAATATATGATGGGAGACGAAGATAATTAGAATCAGCTTCGATTAGTGCCATACCATCCCAAATTGTATTTTTTACTTGACGTTTTTCTTCGGATACAACACATTTTTTTCGTTTTTCAATTACCTTTTCATTTCTATTAGTTTCTTTATTTTTCTTTTTGACTTCTACTTCGTATTCTTCTGCTTTAACAACTTTTGTCATTGTTTCAAAAAAGGAATCCTGATCTTTGAGAATTAGAATATCCTCAACAGGTATATGAAGTGTACCAATGATGGTAGATGTGGTAAGTGGAGCATAAGCTGACATTTCAACGATTTTTGCATTGTCATGACTCATTTTTTTCCCAAGTCCAATTGTTAACCAATCGTATGCAATGTCATATAATTTACTATTTATGAAAATAACTTGTCCAAGTTTAGCTTTGGCACTTGTACGAAAAAGCATCTCATAATGAATTGTTTCTTCTTTAATTGTTCCGTCTCTGCGTTTGCGTTTATATGTAACATCAACACCATTCTCGTAAAAATACTCTCGAATTTCATCTCGTGATTTTTCATCATATAAGTCTTTTCTATCTTCAACTTTTTGTAATGCCTGTTTGATACGTTCCTTAGAATCGCCATCAGTATCATTAAATAACTTTTCTAATCGAGTATGCTCATTATCATAAGAGCGACTTCCAAATTCATAATCAAGACAAATTATATCTCGTGTACTTTCATTTTTCTTACCAGATTTTCCTTTGTAAATATTTAATCCGTTCTTTTGTAAGAAAAAACTAAATAAACTGTTGTTAAACATAGCATCAGTATATGTGAAATAATCTCGTGTTCCAAGATTAACGTCATACAACATACCAGCACTGATGTTTTTTATCTTAATCCCATATTCACTCATTTATTATTCCATCACCGCCTTTTTGAAATTCAAAGCATATTTTTTCAATTCATCAGTACATAATTCATCTCTAATCCAATCCCATAACTCCATTACGAAAATATCATATTTGGACAATTTAGATTTGTCATTCGATTCATATTTAGTTCTAGTATTTTTGCCACACCAATAATTAAATACATTCTCAAATAATAGCGCAGTTAAAAAACACTTGCTTTCATAACCATCGAGTGAGAGATGAATTTCATCATCTGCATTTGGATACAATTCATCTATTTCTTCATTTTCAATTTTCATCATGTTTTTGACATTTTCTACATCTTCATCACAATCAACTTTATAGAACATATATCCATCTGGGATAGTAGGAAGATCACCAAGCGCATCCAACTCTGATCCAATTAAATATGTTCCAAAGACTCCGTAATTTTTTGTAATGCAATCAATCAATTCTTTTAAATTCATATAAAATTACCTCCACTTATATATTCTTCAAATGAAATTTCTATTTCTCCATTTCTTTAACTTCAGTTCCCAACCATTCCAATAAATGTCTAATGCCGGTTATACAATCATAGTGTGCATACTCACCAAAATTATTTTGAATATATTCTTCACCTTCATAAATTCCATTGTCACATATAGAACAATGATATGTAGTTTCTGTTTCCTTATCATTTGGACAGCCAGGTAGATGACCGTTAATTCTTCCACATAAATCACAATACATATTATTCATTCACACTTTCGTTTATATATTGTTCATCAATTTTCCAAGATGCTATAATTCTATTAACCACATCATGACTTCCTTCATATTCTGTATTAAAATCAGACTGGCAAATAATACCTGCATCCTGATTTGCATATTTATGGTTTCTTGACTCGATAGTTACTGTTTTGTTCATTTAATAGTTCTCCTTTACTGTTTAAAAATAATTTATTCATTGCAATCAACTCCTTTTGAGTGCTGCGTTAATAGTTTCTTATACTTTATTATTCTCCAAAATCTCTATCTGTTTTCTGATTTCCTCACATGGATTGTATTTATCATCGATCCTTTGACCGTGTTCATCATGAATAAAATGTCTATAATCGACAAATATCTTTGGGGTAGTAAGGAATCTTTTCTCACCATCTTTAATATAAGATTCTCTTTTCATAGGTTGACATTTTACAATTTTAAATTCTTCTAAAATGTCAACTATACGTCCTATATATCTCTCTGAAAGTCCAATGTCTTCTGAAATGGTTTTAAAATACCGATAACAGCATAGTGGTTTATCCTCTATACGGTTCAGATTGACACGAATATAAGAGAGTAGAAGCAGGATATAAGCAGATGACATTCTTGCAAGATCTATATCCTTACCCTTCAACTCTTCCTTGAAATTCAATATCTTGTCCAATTCATCAAAATAGATGATTCCAAAACTATCAGGTACATCAAATTTCTCAATATTTAGCTGCACTTGCTGATATTTCACCGAATTGGTATTTTCTTTTAGACACTTCTCGAAATCGGGACACGATTCAAAATATCCATAGTGAGAGAGAAGTAATAGAACTTCATAATATTTTTGATTTATCTTTCCATTCCTGTAATTGGGTTTCAGTTTAGACCAGTGGCAAAGTTCAGTTGTAGAAAATGCCACTGTGTCATCAAGTGAACGCCTTGCACAAAGATATGAGAAGATTATCACACGTTTAGACGAGAGATCTTTATCATAAATGATTTCTCGTGGGATTTTTACATAATTCAAATTATTGTTTTTCACCTTCTTTCTATTCTAAAATAATATTCTCCATCTTGGCTTTCAAAAGTCGTCAACTTTTACATTTATGAAATTGTCAAAAATTCATTTGGGTACATGTATAGCGTACCCAAAAGTAAAAATTTTCTTCATTTGGGTACATGTCAGGTGTGGATTTGTGTAGGTCAATATCTATATAGACTCATATTATCAAGAGAAGAATATTTCGTTTGTATTTCGCTTACGCTACATACAAACTCTTTAAATTTTTGGTTGATTTAGTTGTCTATAGTATTATTCTCTTTCTGAAGTATCGTTTTGTTTTAAATCTACATATTTATTACAAATATCTTTTACAAAGAATACTGGTAATCTATTATGAAGTCTTTCATATACTTCTTCGTCTGGTATATGTACATAATATAATTTATCTTTTTGTCTTTGCTCTCTGATTATATTTAATTCTTTATTGCATTCACCATTTTTTAATGTATCACCTATTTTTCCACAGATAGTACAATAGCTGCTTAATATTGTGTGTATACTGGTTTTGCCATTAAAATCAAATTTATATTGAGTTAGACATTCTTCATACTGATGTTTATGTTTTGATTTGGCTTTGCTTTTGGAAATATCACTGCCGGTAGATTTGTGATATTTTGGAATTTCGTTCACTGTTTCTTGTTGTTTCATTTACTTAAATCTCCTTCTTTTAATATTTGTTACCTGATTGCATAATCTTTTAGGTATATAACATCCTGCCCAGTAGACTAAAGGATCTGTTAATGGAATTACTTTCTCAAGATTACAATCATATACCATTATGTCATCAGGTACTTCTGCTTCATAACATGGAACTTTGTGTTTGAGATGGTTAAGAGATTGATTATCTTTATATCCATCTATAAAGAACCATAGTCCTTCTTGTAAGTCTTCCTTATGATTGTTATAGAAGAGAGTGTGTTGTTGTTTTAATTGCTGCATAATATATTCCATTCCAGGATAATCTTTTGGATTCAAATTTTGCCATGTTTCGAATATACGGATATGATGTGTTTGCTTTTGTGGTATAAAAGCCGTTGAAGAGTATCTGATAATTTTCATTTTTGATGTTCCTTTCTTGGTGTGTGATGATATTTAATTATTCTCTGTCTTAATTTTATTTAATGCATAAAAATAAGACAGTAGTTGTACTGTCCTTGTGTAATGGATTTGTCGCTGTTTTTATTGGCATAGTAAGTTGATTATATGAATATTGCCTATGGTTTTTGAGTACCCCCCTATGTTGGGGTTAAATTTAATGATTTAATGTTAAATTTCGATTTTTTTTTTATCAGGTGATAACTTTATAAGGCATTGAATAAAATTAAAAATTAATGTTATTTTGTTTAATTTTTAGCAAGTAAAAGAGATTGGTACATTTTAAGATATATTTAATTTGTTTATATGTTATTGTTTTTTGAAATAATACAATAAAAGACAGCTACTGAGCTGTCTCTTACAATAAAATGTTTAATAAATATAATTTTATGATAATTATTTAAGCATCATAATTTTTAATTACAGTTCTTAATTTTTTGACAAAATATGATATATCAGCAAAATAATTAGGGTATGCTAATCTTAATGTTTCAAACGAAGATGCTGATACTAATACAACATTGAGATCTGATTCTTGTTCTATGCGTTCATATAACTTTGTTGCTGTTTCGAGATTAGAAGATTTAAATGGTTTTACATTGACGGTCATCTCTTCATAATTAAGTAATAATATATAATATAAATTTTTATCTTTTTGATTATAAATTTTGCTTGCATGTTTTATGGATACATTTAAACCGCTAAGAGTAGATATTATATTATTTTTCTTATCAAGAGATTTAATTTCCGATATTAGTTCATCAGCAAAATCAGAAGTATTAGGACATATTGGCATTTTTTCTTCTATAGCAAATAAAGAAGATACAAGAGTAAAAAATCTTAATATATCTTGATCTCCTTGACTGGATTTAAGATTACTCTTTGTGTATATTCCCATCATTTCTACGGCAGTTGCCCACATATGTTGTAATTTTGTGCGAAATTGAATTTCTATAAACATATTCTTATTATAAGTATCTTTAGAATCGCTGTGAAATTGATATACCATATGATAAGATCTATATCCTGATTTTTTAGGATTAGCAATATAATCATATTCACGTTTAAGAATATGTCTTATCCTAGATGATTTATATTTCTTAATTGCACTATATACTTGTTCTATAGTGTCAACAATTACTCGACATCCACCTAAATCTTGCATTTTATATAATTGCATCTCAGGAAATCTTTGAATTTTACCAGTTATAGATTCAAGTCGTTTTAATCTTTGAACAACAATGGCATCTGGATTCTTTTGACGGAGATTACTACAAATGACTTGTAATGGATAAGCGTGTGCAGCCCTCCAATTATTCAATATTATTAAAGCTTCTTCACGTTCTTTAGGTGTAGAAGATGAATCAGCTATTATTTTACCAGCTTTGTTAATTTCGGATTTGGTATACTTAGGCACTTCCCATTTGTTTTTGTCTTTCATAGAACTCTCCTCAATTTGTTTGATTAATAAATCTATCTTGTCGATAGCAATTATATCATTAATTGAAAGGAAATTCATTATGTTTGTATTGTTTTCCATGATTTTGTACTCCTTTTAACTTTTATTCTTATATATTATTCTCCATTTTTTAAATTATTGAACGCTAATTATTGGATATAAATATATTTTGTGGTTTTAAAGAAAAATTATTATTCATAATATGAGTTGATTTCGTGCGATTTAGTCTAGGAATCGGGGATATGAGATGGGTTGGTATGGTGTTCATGATTTGTTAGAACTGTGTTAAATGATAAATATGTAGTTTTGATAATCTAATAAAAATGGATATCGAAGAAATGCTTATGTATTAAGGATATTATTGATTTTTGATGCTGAATTTGGATAAAAATGATTTTGATTTTTGGATGGTAAAATGGCTGAAAGCATTGATTTTAGTGTGGTTTGACGATATGGGATACGATAAAGGGTTTGAAGTGGAGAAATTGGGATTTTGCTTGGTTTTGTTGGAGATTTTGAAGATATCAACAAGGTAAAATTTTTAAGAAAGTCTGTGGATAAATCAGCTATACCCGGAATTAAAAAACAGAACACATGTTTTAGTTTTTGCCACCCCTACACCCTAAAACTACGGTATTTCTACATTTTTCCGTAGAATCTCAGATAGAACAAACGTTCGATAAAATCATATCTGGACTATCTGAGCAGAACATACTCGAACATATGTTTGCATTATAATATTATCGTATTTTTTTAAAATTTATTATTGACAACTCAATAACTATATGATAGTATAGCTATATCAAATAAAACAACTACACTTTTTCAATCGAAAAAGATTTTTCAAAAATATTTCAAAAAGTAGTTGACAACAAAACTATACTATGATATAGTTAAACCAAGTTAAGAGATACGAACCACACAACAAACGGTTAAGGCATTGCAAACTCCGATAGTTGCCAATTCAATCTCAAAACTTACTTGACAAGAAAAAGTCATTAAAACCCCTATACCATGCCAGAAAGTGGGTGATAACATGGTAAAAGGTTACATAGTACCAAGTGGGTACATGGGCTATATTTCGGCAACAAATAGCTATCAACTATTTGCCACCGAACAAGATTATCTTGAATACATAGCCTAAAGAATCAATCGTGATAGATTGAACCCTCACAAAGTCTAGTCTATCACGATTCTTTCAAAAAATCCACAAAAAGTTTGTACTTCTTTAAAAAGTACCTTTGTAAATAGGTAGCAAGTGTTACGGCACAAACTACACCATGAAACGAGTTACGGCTTGCGGATAACTATTTGCATTGCAAAAGCGGGAGAAAATGCTCTAACTAAGGTTCCCGACTGCCTTAGAATTAAATACTTGTCTATCCGGCGTGATAACAAGATAGTTTGCACTAGCTAGAAGTAGTGTTAGTGTAGTAGTAAAGCTATTACACTAGGTTAGCTGTAAAAGTTACGCATTCAGCGGACACAACTAGCCTTTGACGGTTGAAAACTCCGTATAATTGAGTTTATATCTTTTATCAATTATCTTGTACGAATCGAATGAGGATGCAAGCAAGAAGTGCGTTTCTAAGGCTGAAAAGCTTTCTAGCACAATAAAATAAGAAAGATTCATAAAAGATTCTATGTTATACATAGTTAGAAGAGTAGACACTGGCTCAATGCTATAAGTCTACTCTTTTATAGTGTGTATAACACACTGATAACAAAGTACACAATAAAATTTTATACCTACAAAGTAGGAGAATAGGAGAACATTATGAG